ACCTCAACGTTGATGACACTGGTAACACCTTCGCTGGTGTTCTCCAAGGTAAGTACAGAGTCTACATCGACCCATATTCTGCAAACCTGACCGCTGCTAACGCTGCTAACGGTAACCAGTACTATGTCGTCGGTTATAAGGGTACTTCTCCTTATGACGCTGGTCTCTTCTACTGCCCATACGTTCCTCTCCAAATGGTTCGTGCCGTTGGTGAGAACTCCTTCCAGCCCAAGATTGGCTTTAAGACCAGATATGGTCTGGTCGCCAACCCATTCGCAGAAGGAACCAACCAAGGTTCGGGTGCTCTGCACGTTAACCAGAACCGCTACTACAGACGTGTTGCTGTTAAGAACCTCATGTGATTCATACTCACACGAGTTAACTGGAGGGTCCTTCGGGACCCTCTTTTTTTATCTAAATAACTAGAAAGAGAAATAGCCATGGCAGGAAAGACTTTTCAACAATTCATGGAACAAGTGAATGTTATTAAGCCACTAAGTCCATATAAGACTTATCCAAAACCAGGTGGATCAAAAGGACTTGTGGATAAAATAACCGGTTTAGGTCCTGGCGGAAACCCTGGTCCTGCTCAAGGTTCTGGTCCACAGGCCAAAGCACCAATTAAGAAACCAATTCCAACGAAAGTTGTATAATTAAATGTCAGCAAGACCTTCGCAAATAGAAAATAGAAATTTTCTAGCACCTACAGGATTTAAATTCACATTGAAGCGAAGTCCTGGTGTGGCGTTCTTTTGTAACCAAGCAAATATCCCAGACTTAAATCTGGGTATTGCTATTCAACCAAACTATCTTCGAGACATTCCAACTCCAGGAGATAAGGTTGAATTTGGTGATTTAAACTTGAGATTTCTTGTCGATGAAAGTTTGGAAAACTTTATGGAAGTTCAGAAGTGGATTCGTGGACTAGGATATCCAGAAGATGTTCAAGAGTTTAGAGACTTAGAAAAATCTGGATTAGTTCAAGGAAACTACGCAAATGATAGACAAAACGTTTATTCTGATGGAACTCTACAAATACTGAATAGTAACTTGGTTGCACAGTTCAACGTGTTTTTCACCGATTTGTTTCCATATGCATTGACAACATTGACATTTGATGCTACAGATACTGATATTCAGTACTTTACAGCAGACGTAAGTTTCAAGTATACTTCTTATAAGATAACCGATTTAGCTGGAAATGACCTTTGATCTTGATGTAATTCAAGGAATGTGGGAAAAGGATTCGAAAATTGACATGGACAATTTACATACAGAATCCACAAATATCCCCACTCTTCATGCAAAATATTTTGAAATGTATAACACTATCTTTCTCTTGAGGAAGAAAGCAGAGCAACAAAGAAAAAACATTCGACACGAACGTTATGAGTATTTTAGTGGAAAAGCAGATCCTGATGTTTATGTGGAGAATCCATTCCCTAAAAAAATTAGGGATAAAGACACTATGCAAAAATACTTGGATGCGGATGAAAAACTTTCGACGGTCTGTTTGAAGATTGACTATTACGATACAATGTTAGTTTACATTGAAAGCATTTTAAAACAAGTTACCAATCGAACTTACCAGATTAAAAATGCTATCGAGTTCATGAGATTCAACGCAGGATTGGGATGATGGAAGAAGAAGAGTATTATCAAATAGAATTACCTATTCAGGCAGTTCGTATTATTCATAAAGGTCTTTCTGATGCATGTAAAAAATGGTCTGGTGGAGACCCACAAGAACAGGAAGATCTTCAAGCAATGAGAGATCATTTCTACAGAATTATTCTTACACACACGTTTGACAACGTAGAATAAATATCTTCAGATGAATGGATTCATGTGATTGATACGACAGCCAATCTTGTTATCTCAAAATCCAACGAAGTATTTTTAAAGGTTAATACTGAACCTCATATTGAGTACGAACTTAGAGATCACTTTAAGTTTGAGGTTCCTAATGCAAAATTTATGCCGCAGTATCGTGGTAGGAATTGGAACGGAGAGATTCACCTATACGATATGCGTTCTAAACAGATCTATGTTGGTCTGTTAGATAAACTTGTACAGTTTTGCGAGAACTACGGATATAGTTATAAATTTGAACACAACAAATTCTATGGAACTCCTTATGAAGAGAATGAGGAGATTTCATATGAAGGTGTTAAGGGGTACATGAATTCCATATGTGCCCATACTCCCAGGAAGTACCAAGTTGAGGGAGTATATGGTGCCCTAAAGCATAATAGAAAACTATTGATAAGCCCCACTGCGAGCGGAAAATCACTGATGATTTATTCCCTCGTAAGGTATTATGTGGATAGAAAACAAAAAATTCTCTTAGTTGTTCCGACGACATCTCTTGTAGAGCAGATGTATAAGGATTTTGTTGATTACGGTTGGGACGCTGACTCATATTGCCACAAGATTTATTCTGGTAGGGAAAAAAGTAATGATGCTCCTGTTACTATTACCACATGGCAATCTGTATATAAACTAGACCGTTCTTTCTTTGAAGAATATAACGTAGTCATAGGAGATGAGGCTCACTTGTTTAAAAGTAAGTCTCTAATATCTATAATGACAAAATTACACCATGCAAAATATAGATTTGGATTCACAGGCACTTTAGACGGCACACAGACGCATAAGTGGGTCTTAGAGGGACTGTTTGGTCCATCATACAAGGTGACAAAAACAGAGGAATTAATGAGACAGGGACACCTTTCTCAGTTGGATATTCAATGTTTGCTTCTCAAACATCCACCACAGAAATTTGAAACGTATGAGGATGAGATTCAGTATTTGATATCTCATGAACAAAGAAACAATTTCATTAGAAATTTATCACTTGATCTGAAAGGCAATACTTTAGTTCTGTTTAGTCGTGTCGAAGCACATGGAGCAGTTCTCTATGATAAGATAAATAATAACAAGCGAGATGACCGTAAAGTATTTTTTGTACATGGTGGTGTTGACGCTGAAGAAAGAGAATTAGTTAGAGAGATTACAGAAAGAGAAAAAGACGCGATTATCGTTGCCTCTTATGGAACTTTTTCTACAGGTATCAATATTAAAAATCTCCATAATGTTATCTTCGCCTCACCTAGCAAATCCAGAATCAGAAATCTTCAAAGCATTGGACGAGTTCTTAGAAAGGGAAAGGACAAAGTAAAAGCCACTTTGTACGACATCTCAGACGAAATTATTTACAAATCCAGAAGAAACTATACCCTAAATCATCTCATTGAAAGAATCAAAACCTACAATGAAGAGAACTTCAATTATGAAATAATCACTATACAACTAAGAAGAAATGGGAATTGAAGAAGACTTTTACGCAACAATTAAATTTAAAAGCGGAGAAGAAGTGTTTGCTAAGGTAGCAGCTTCTGAAGAAGAGGATAGAACTATGTTAATAGTTTCTAATCCAATTATCGTGCAAGAAATAAAAACTAGAGTTGGTGTTGTTGGATATAAGTTAGAACCTTGGCTTAAGACAACCAAAGATGATATGTTCATCATTAACTTACAAGACATATTAACATTATCGGAATCAAGTGATATTGAAATGATTCAGATGTATCAATCATTTGTAAGACAATCGTCTAAAGGTAGTGAATCAAAACTTAGTAGACAGATGGGATACATCTCATCAGTCAATGATGCTAAAGATATTTTAGAAAAGCTCTATAACAAAGATAGCCATAGCTAATCTTTTCAACCTCCACAAAGGTAAGTCTACTTGATTTTGAGAACTTGTCAAGTATTACTATAAATGTTATACTATCTACATAGTAATGATAAAAATTTATGATATCGACAGCAGTTATGGCCAGAAGAAAGAGGTCAGAGCACTATGTAAACAATAAAGAGTTTCTTGCTGCTCTAATTAAGTATCGCGAAGACAAAGAAATTGCAGAACTTAAAGGTCTTCCCAAACCACCCATTCCACGCTACATTGGGGAGTGTTTCTTGAAGATTGCAAATCACTTGTCCTTCAAG